TAGTAATGGAGATATAATCTTTGATCCAGCTGGATCAGGTGAGGTAATGATACCTGATGATACTTTCTTAGGATTTGGTGGAGGTTCAAATGGACAAGGCACTGCTGATGCGAAGATAGAATATGATGAAGCTTCAACAGACAAAGTTCAAGTAACTGGTGCAAACTGGAAATTTAATTGCACAGTTGAGATGGACAATATTGTGATTGGGCCTGGAAATCCTCATAGTTTTGATATGCCAGATAATAATGCTACAGCTTTAAAAATTCATGAAGGTAGTAATAATTATCTTGTATTTACAACAACAAACGGTTCTGAGTTAACTAGATTCAGTACTGCTGCTGTTGATATTGATCTTGATTTGAATGTTGACGGTGGAGATCTTACAACTAATGCAACAACATTTAATTTATTAAATGCAAATGCAACTACAGTAAATGCATTTGGTGCTGCTACAGCAATTGATATGGGTGCAACTTCTGGAACTGCAACAATCAATAACCCAACACTAGTTGGTACACAATCTACTCAAAATTTATACAACTCTGCTGCAACCACAATGAATTTTGCTGGTGCTGCAGCTACATTGAATATGGGTGCAAACTCTGGAACTGCTACAATCGGTAATCCGACTGTTGTTGGTACTCAGGCCACTCAAAATTTATATAATACAACTGCAACCACAATGAATTTTGCTGGTGCAGCTACTACTATCAACATGGGTACTAATTCAACTACATTAGACCTTGGTGATATAAGAATTAAAGGAAATACAATTTCAACAGATAGTAACTCTGCAACAGAACTTGTTATCGACCCATTCCCTGATGCTGGAGATGCTGGTGGTGACGTTATCATTCGTGGTAATCTTCAAGTTGCTGGTACTACAACAACTGTTAACTCTTCTGAATTATCAGTTAACGATCCTATCTTTACAGTTGGTGATACTGTAAGTTCTAAGACTGTTGTTTCAACTGCAGCAAGTGGACAAAACCAAGTTATAGTTGATAATCCTTCATCTGTTGTTGAGGGTGCAACAATTACTGGTACTGGAATTGCAACATCAACTACTATATCTAATGTAGAGGTTGAGTTTAATACTAACGCTGGTGCATCAAGTAACGGACAATTTGGAACTGCTCCTAATGCTGGAGATGCTATTTTCTTCTATGATGGTACTTTATTCTCACAAATTGGTACATTTGTATCTCAAACAACTAACGCTGTTAAGGTCAATCTAATTGCAAATATTTCTCTTGGATCTGACAATTTCTATGATGGTGGAAGCCTAACTAGTATTGCATCTGGAACTCCTACTGCTAACCAAAAAGTTGGTATTACTAAAGTAAGTACAAAGGTCTTTAAGACAACTACATTTACTCTAAGTAATAACACAACATCAAGTATTGCAGCAGATACACAACTTACAATCAGTCAAGCACAGGATGACAACCTAGACCGTGGTATTCAATTCAAGTATTTGAAATCTAACGCTTCTAAAGTTGGTTTCTTTGGATACGATGATTCAAATGATGCTTTTGTATTCATCAAGGATGGTACAAATAATTCTAATCTCTTTAGTGGTACTAGAGGAGAAGGTTGGTTTAAAACTATTAAGGTAGATGATGGTGTACACAAAGGTATCGCCTATTTTGATTCAGATCTTAAGATAACTAGAACAGTTGCTGCTGGTTCTGCTGATGTTGACACATCCTTCCAAATATTAACTGCTACATCTGGTGGTGTTCCTACATGGACTACAACTATAGATGGAGGCACTTATACTTAAATTATAAACTGAGGTTATTATGACACCTGATGAAGCAAATGCACTCATGCAAGTTATGAGTGAAAAAGTAAATCAATTGACTAGAGAAAATATGTTGTTTGAGTCAAAAATAATTTATTTGACTCAACAATTGAAAAAATTTGAAGATGAAAAATCCTCTGAAATCCTAGAACCCGATGGCAAGTCCAAATAGTAAAGCCACTCTCAAAGAATATTGCTTAAGACAGCTTGGTAAACCTGTTATTGAGATCAATGTTGATGATGATCAAGTAGATGATTTGCTTGATGATACCATACAACTTTTCAATGAAAGGGTTTATGATGGTGTCGAGAGGATGTATTTGAAATATAAACTCACTGAAAATGATATTACAAATGGTGGTGGTGGAAGTGCCAATGCAGGCAGAAATGAAACTATCACTGCTACAGATACTAATGATGGTGCTTCTGGTACTTCTCGTACTCTAAATTTTGATCAAGGAAGAGGATATTTAACATTACCTGATCATATTATAGGTGTTGAAGGAATCAAAAAGGTTTCTAACACTATGGTCAACAATATGTTTGGTTTTAGATACCAATTCTTTTTAAATGATTTCTATAATTTCTATGCATATGATATTCTTAACATGGAAATCACATTACAGTATCTAGAAACATTAAATTTTTTAATTGAAGGTAATAAAGATATTAGATATAATAAGGTAACAAATAGATTATACATTGATATTGATTGGGATTTAGCACAAGCTAATGATTACATTGTTATAGACTGTTATAGAGCTTTAGACCCTACGACATTTACTAAAGTATATAACGAAAGATTTGTAAAAAGATATGCTACTGCAAAAATTAAAAAGCAGTGGGGTCAAAATTTAATAAAATTTACTGGTATTAAAATGCCTGGCGGAGTCGAGTTTAATGGTAGACAAATATATGATGATGCTACTCAAGAATTAAGTACTATTGAGGAGCAAATGTTATCAACATATGAAACACCACCATTAGATTTCGTAGGATGACATGGCTAAAAATGTATACTTTACTATAGGTACGAAGTCTGAACAGAGACTTTATGAAGACTTGATTATTGAGTCCATGAAAATTTATGGACTTGATGTATATTATCTACCTAGAGAAATGGTAACAACCGATAGGTTGTTTAGAGAAGATACTCTTTCTAAATTTGATGAGAACTATCTCATAGAAATGTATCTTACAAATTATGATGGATTCCAAGGTGATGGAACATTACTAACAAAATTTGGTGTAAGAATATCAGAAGAAGCAACCTTTGTTGTATCAAGACGTAGATGGGAAGATTTAATACAAGCAAAATCAAACAATCTTGTTTCAGCTGAAAGACCAAATGAAGGAGATGCAATATATTTCCCATTAACAAAACAGTTATTCCAAATTAAATTTGTAGAGAATGAAACACCTCTAAGACCTCTTGGAGATGTACCTACATTTACACTCGTTACCGAACTCATGGAGTTTGCTGATGAAAGACTTGAGACTGGTCTTGCTGAAATTGATAAGATTGCTGCAGAAACAGCATACTCTATTGTTCACAAAATTACTAGTGGTATCAAGTACATTTACGTTACTTCTGCTGGATCTGGATATGGTGCTGGCACAACAGTCTCATTCAATACTTTAGCTGGTGCTGTTCCTCCTACAAATATTGTTCCTACAATTACAAATGGATCTGTAGCTTCAATCGCAATATCTAATCCTGGCAGTGGATATACAACAACTGCTCCAACAGTAACAATTACTGGTACTGGAACTAATGCTACAGCAGAAGCAATTCTATCTGCTGGAGGTAATTTTAAATTTGGTGAATTAGTACATGGTACAAAGTTTACAGCAGATGTAATTGGATCTAATCCAAATGCTTCTTATAATTTAACAAACGTATTTACAATTCGTAAAACAGGAAGTGGATATACTACTGCACCTCTAGTTACAATTGGAAAACCTGATGCTCAAACTGCAACAGCAACTGCAACTACAATAAATGGTATTGTTACAGCTTTAACCATAACATCTGCTGGAACAACTTATCCAGATAGTATTACCAATATTCCTACTACTACAAGTGGTAGTGGAACTGGATTAAGAGTAAATGCTACTGCAAGTAATGGTGTAATTCAAACTGTAACCATTACCAGCAGTAGTACTGCTGGAACTGGATATGCTGTAGGAGATACAATCAATATTGTACCAACAGGATTCCAAGGAACTCAAGCAGTATGTACAATAACAGGTGCGTCTAATAAGGTTGGTTCATTCCAGATGACTGCTGGTGGTACTGGATATACCTCAGCTCCAACTGTAACTGTATCTGCTCCAGATATTGCTGGTGGTACTCAAGCTACTGGAAGTGCAAGTGTATCGGGTGGAGCTGTTACAAGTGTTGGAGTAACAAATGCTGGTGATGGATATACTTCTCCACCTACAGTTACAATTGCTGAACCAACTAAAGTACAAGCACTTGCACAAGCAACAGTAACAAATGGAACTATATCTGCTATAACTTTGACTACTGCTGGTAATGGTTATATAAGTAAACCTAGAATCATTATTGCTCCATCTCCAAGTGAACCAAAAGGTAAAGTTGCAAGATGGGATGTGACAAACAAAGAATTAGAACTTATAGATATAGTAGGAACATTCTCTGATGATGATACTTTGATTGGTGCAGAATCACAATCTGAAACTGTGATAGATACCTTCAGTAGTATAGAAAACGAGAACGCATCTAATTCTGAAAACGCTTGGTTTGAAACTGAGGGTGATAATTTATTGGATTGGACAGAAGGCAATCCATTTGGTGAAGTTGGTAATTCTGGAGTATTCTAATGTTAGGAAAACATTTTTATCACGAAATTCTTAGAAAAACTATTATTGGTTTTGGAACTATATTTAATAATATAGAATTACAAAGAACTGATAGTTCTGGGAATGTCGTACAAACAATTAAAGTTCCTTTGAACTATGGCCCAAGAGAAAAGTTTCTTGCAAGAATAGAAGCTGAACCTTCATTGGATGGTCGTGCTGAAACACAAATTACATTACCTAGAATTGCATTTGAAATGAAAGGTATTAATTATGATCCATCTAGAAAATTAGGTCCTGTACAAATACAAAGATCACAAAAAACTAGTGATACAGACAAGAGTTACTCTACATATAGTCCTGTACCATATAACTGTGAATTTGAATTAAACATTTTAAGTAAAAATAACGAAGACTCTGTACAAATATTAGAACAGATTCTACCTTATTTTCAACCGATGTTTAATATTACAATTAATTTAATAACATCAATTAGTGAAAAGAAAGATATACCTATTATTTTAAATAACGTTGGAATATATGATGATTATGAATCAGATATGACTACAAGAAGAACCTTGATTCATACTCTTAATTTTACAGCAAAAACATATCTATACGGACCTGTATCTACTGCTGAAATGATTAGGAAGGTTAATGTTGATATTAGTGCTGCAATGACAACTGGATCTAGACACGTTAGATACACTACAACACCAGCTGCTAAAGTTGATCAAAACAGAGATGGTACATCAATACCACCTACACAATTTAATGTTTCCAGTAACACTATTACCTTAGCAGGTCATGGATTTGTTACTCAAGATAAGGTTACATATAATCAAGATCCATCTGGTACACCTGTAGGTGGACTAGTTGATAAGAATAATTACTATATAATTAAAATTGATAATGATAATTTCAGAGTTGCAAAATCAAAATCTTATGCAAGACAAGGATTTGCAATTGATATTACATCTCAACCTACAGGAAACGACCAGAAGTTCTCCGTTATTAATGAGTTAGATGATGCATTTATGGATGCAGGCGATGACTTTGGATTCAATGAAAGCTGGACTAATTACTCATGAGTGATACATTCGACAAATTAAATAAGACTTTTAACGTAGAGTCTGACAATACACCACCTACAGAAATTGTAAAAAATGAGAATGGTTGTGTGAAAAGAAGTGATCAAGCAACAGATGTTGATGATGATTACAAATATGGT